TAAACAAATATCCCATAACTCACTTAACTCTTTGTCATTTATTTTACAGTATCTATTTATACCAAGTCCTAATAAAAGTCTTTGTATTGTCATAGGATGAACATTAAAATATTTACTTATTTCAATTGTAGCAATATTTTCTTGAACCATTTCTAATACAATTTCTGTATCAATATCTGAATATACCGACCTCCCATTACTACTATCTGCTGTATTATTGCCATTATTTATAGAATCATAGTTATGTATATAATACATTTCTTTTTTACCAAGTTCTATAATGGGGATATATGATTCCAATGCCTCAATAGTATAATCTTCCTTTGAATATAATTTCATCTCAGAATAAATTTTGCTATTCCTTATTTTAGTTTTTTCAAAATGTAGATTTAATCTAGTATTAAGATCCAAAATTGTTTGTCCAATATATATCATATTAGTTTTTGTGTTTGTAATTTTATAGATCACACCATATCTCATAACTTTCACCTCCTTTATTATTTATCCGAATTACGAACTTTCCACAGGATTACCATATCATTGCCCATATTTGACTTAGGCTTCCCTGTTAGCACAATCACTAATGGTCATTTCCTACCATTCCTTAGTCGTTGATTGTACACCCTTGAGTAATGAGGTTCACCGAGTTTACATATACCATTACTGATATATGGGGCATATTACTACCCACATCTATTAAATCCTACATTATATTGATTATTGTACTCTAACTTTTCTCTAAGAATATATAACCAAACTTCCTCATCTTTCCACTCCACTATTGGTGCTAAAGTTATCCAAGGTTTTGCTAAATTGTCTTTTCCGTGTAATTTTGTTCTAAAATCACTATCCATTATGTATTCATATTTTGCTCTTTTAGTAGATTCTGAAGCTCTTACACCTGTAACCATTGTAATATTTTCTTTTTTATTGTAATATTTGTTTATTTGTCCTTCCTTATAAGTAGAACAACAATTGCGTACCATTGCAGAAGGAATAAAATAGTTTTTAGTTTTTACAATCCATTGATAGAATCCGACTGAAGGATTTAGGATATGAAGTTTATCTTTAGGTAATGTTTTTATTAATTTATATGTATCTGCTGTATCATTTGAAGTATTAGAAAAGTTAATTTCCCAATTGAGATTGTTGTAGATTTTTAGATTAATTTGTTTTAATTTATCTAATGCTTTTAGCCAAATATTGTAGATTACCGTTGAATCTTTTCCTCCTGAATGTGATATGACATATCTGTAATCTTGATGTGATATTATATATTTTACTGTTTTATCTATAGATTTTGTTTTTAGTTGATTAAGTTTATCATCATATAATTCAATTAAATCAGATAGTTTCTTTTGTTTATATTCCTTGAATAATTCATAATTATCTTTAATTATTTTTATTTCTTTGTTTATTACCTTGAACGTGTAGAGTGGTTTTGAGCATGTTGGGTCTAGGTATATTTTAGAACCATTACGCCAACAATCTGTAGGGAGGAGTATATTTGTTTTCTTTTTAAAGAATTGAATTTCTTGTTCAAACATTGGTTTAATAATTAATCATCTTCTTTCTGTTGTTTTATTATTTGGTTTAGTTGATAGTTTTATTTGTGTTATATAAAACCTGAAATATTGATTGTCATTAGGTTCCTCCTTTCTAGATACTAATTTTGTACAGATTTGTACCTGTAAATATTGTAACATGGATTATAATTAATGTCAAGAAATATTATTTTAATATTTATAAAATTATGCAAATGTTATTAAAAATATTTTCATCAAATTTTAGATGGTCGTATATGAGAGATAATTGTATCGAGTTGAGTTGTAAAGTGTACGCCCTACCCCTAGTAGAAGTTATTTGTTTTATGGATATAATTAAATATGAAAATAAAAACTTGACACATTATTATCTACATGTTATACTTAGATGTGGAAGAAATACCACAATAAATATTGAGAGGAATGATGCTTACTGAGTGTATTGAAGCAATAAATACTACACAACTAAATATATAAAAGAAAGAGGAAAGAATATATTGATAAATCAAGAGGAAATATTTATTGGAGATGTTAAAGTTCCAGTTATTAGAGAGGATGATGTTTTATATTATCCAATAAGTTATGTTACAAAAAAGATTTTATTAAAACAAACTAGTCAAAATCAATTACATAAGGAGTATTCTAAATATATTAAGAAATTCAAAATAGATTATGGATCAAATGTTTTAGGAGGTACACAGGGTGTTAATTGTATTAACGAAGAAGGATTAAGACAAATAATGAATATTAGTAGAGTAAGTAGATTATCTGTAGAGCAAAGAAAAGGCATGAATATATTGTTAGAATATTTACATATGGAGACAGTTAGTGAAGATATTAAATATGATCAATTTATCAAAGAAATTAGTAAAGAAATAATAAATAAATATAATGAGTACATTAGAGATTGTATTTATAATGTATTAGAATTAGATCCTAATATTATTTGGCAGAAATGTGATAAGTGTAATAATTATTATCCATATCATGCAAACTTTTTTGACTTTAGTACAATAATTATATGCTAAATACAATTTGCAGAAATTGTAATCCTTGGGATCACAATAGAAGTAAAACCTTTATTAAAGGCAAAGATAGTAATTTAAATCTTATATATAATACATATGGGGCAACAATGTATAATATATATAAAAGTCATGATACTATATTAATATTTAATCATTGGAGAAAAATTGGTAAAATGAATTTACCTAATATATTACAAAGCAAAGATGATAAATTAATCATTATTAAATATATGTTTGATAAAGGAGATTTTAAACAATATAAAGAACTAAATCATGATTCAGTTAAACTAGTATGTGGTTTTGGTTTGACTAATATAAAAATAGAAGAAGTATATAATTATGTGTTAGGAATGGATTATCATGAATTTAAAAATATAGTTATTAGTTTTGATAAAGCAAAAATAATAGTTGACAGATATTTATTAGATAATAATATTACAATAAATGATGTTTATAATTTTAATTATTATGAAATTATAAGGAAATGTAAACTTACTGGATTTCTTAATAGGTACTGCAATAATGATTTACTAGAATTTATTATGGAATATCATGACAACAAATACATATCTTATAAATTCAAAAATGGTTTTCAGAAATATTGGACAAAGCAACATAATAGAATCAATGCTTTAAAATATTTTATAGAGGAAGATATGAAAATAGAGTTAGAAAAAGTTCCTTTATATATTACCTTAACTGCATTAAGGAATAAAGGCACAAGTACCATGTATAATGTTTGTAAAAACTACTATAGTAGTTTATTTGAATGGATCAATGAGGTATATCCAGGGAAGTTTAATCCTAGAGATTTTGATATTCATTATATTAGAAATGATTTTGATTCTATTGAGGAAGCTACTGTTCATGATATATTAAAAGAAAAATTTAAACATAAAGTGATTTATAATCCTAATAATACAGATAGAACAATAAAGATTGAAAGTAAAGTACCTGATTGGTTTGTATTTGCTAAAAGTAAATGTTACATAGTTGAATATTTTGGATTAGATATGGAACGAACTACTTCACATAATAGTAGAATAGAAGATTATAAAGAAAGGGCTGAAGAAAAAATGGAAATATATAGTGAATTAGATGGATATGGTAAGGTGTACATATTTCCAGATGATTTAAAAGATAACTTTAAAGGGTTGATGGAAAAGTTAGAATTTATTCAATAACCTATTACACAATTTATAAATAATAATTTTAAAATCAGAGTTTGGTATTCGTACTAGACTCTGATTTTTTGTTTATATAAAGTATGATTAGAGAGGTTTGTAGAAACAGGTGATAATAAAGGATTTTTTTCATGGTTTTAAATTCAACTTATTTGATATTTATTGGTATTAAATTTATTTTATTTTTATTCGGTAAATTTAAAGATTAATGATGCTGATTTGATATGGATAAGGGTGGTAGGAATGTTGATTGTAAGAGATTTATAGGTGTTTATACTAATTGTTGTTTTGACAGTATAGAGTATTGGTAGTAGATCATTATGGTAAACGTAATTAATACGCCCCATATCGAAATGGGATAATAGTTAATATTTTGCGAAGTATATACGAGATGATTTTTATAAGATATTCGTGTTGGAATTTTGGTTAAGTGTGAGAATAGATGAAGTAGTCAACTCTCGCACTCGTAGTCAAATTGAGCGTCGATTTAGAAGTACT